CGAGCTTTAGCTTTTAAACCTTTTGCTTTTTCTATACCTGTAGCTACACCCGATGAAATCTTACCACCTAAATCACTAAAAAATCCAAGAAATCCATCTTTGGCACCTTTAAGACCTTCAACCATACCATCTCCAAACCCTTTTACAGCTTCTGTTATATTGGTACCAAAGAAAAAGTCATAAATATCAGTAAAAGCAGATACAAGTCCCATTACTATACCTTCAGCTGCACCAAATATAAACATAAATACTTTACCGAAACCTGTAGAAGCTTCAGATGCTCTATTGATTCCCCCTTTCAATCCATCAAAAATCATTAATAACTGCCCCAAATATGGTACAAATTTTGCTAAACCTCTAAATGGTTTTATTATCATAAATAAAAATTTGCCAATTTTTATAAAGGGAGATAATATCTTTTTACCAAAGTTAAACATCATTTTTAAAACATCTACAAATTTGTCAAACTTTTTTCGAAACCCTGATACTTTTGTGAATTGTCCATTTAACTTTCTATATTTTTTAGTGGCTGGGTCAAGTTTTGCTTGAAAGAAGCCAAACTTTTTAGCAACAAACATAAATGCTTTACCTAGAAGTTGAAGTGGTTTGAATATTGTAAACTTGAGTACCTTTCCAAGTATTGCTAAAGGCCCTTTTCCTGCTGCAGCAATAAGTAGTCCAAATGATTTTAAAAACGACCCTCCCTCTGATTCACTTAATCCTTCAAAAAATCCTTTCATAATAGGTTTCATTGTTCTTAATGCTACCATTATACCATTACCTAAACCTTCACCTATCTTTTCTCCTATTTCTTCCCAAGACATTCCTTCTAACTCTGTTACAAAATCATCAAATTTCTTTTTCAAACCTGCCATATCAAAATTACTTAAAAAGTCTACAAATTTTTGTAAACCCGCTGTAAGTCCAGGACCGATTGCATCAGCTAAGTCTATTGCTAAGTTTCGAGAATCCGCAAGAACTTGTTCCATTTTACTCATTGTGTCTCTTGCTTTTAAAGCAGCTACTTCTTGTGCTGAAAGAGCTTCTTCACCCATATCAACACCACCCATTTCACTAGCACCTTTTGACATTTTTAACAAGTTTTCTGTTGACATACCTGCTGCATCTGCAACTGATTGTAAAGTTAATGGGTCTAATGAACCTAAATCAACATCACCTAATTCTTTAGCTATTGCTTGAAATGCTCCTGCAGTATCACCTGCAAAAGTTAATCTTCTTGCTTCATTTAAATTAATGTTTTTACCCAACATTACAGAAGCTTGTAATTCTTTATTTAATGAATCTTCAAAATTCAACATTCCTTTTAATGTACTTGCAACATCTTTAACACTCATACCTAATTTTCTAGCTTCTATAGCTGTCCTTGCAAAATTCTTAATCCCACCCTTTGAGAACATAGCCATTTCTTCCGTTGAACCTGCTATATCTTTCAATACTGCTTGTGGTGCAACATCATTTTGAGCTGCCAGTAATCCAATTTGTTCTGATAATAAATGTGATTGTTCTTTTGACATATCACCAATCAATGAGAATTGACCGACTAATGATGCCATAGTGTCTGATTGAACACCTAATGCTTTAGCTCCATCAGCTATATCGAATGATAATTGTTGTGCTTCTGAAACAGCAAATCCAAAATTGTCTGAAAGTTGAAATGTAGCACTTGTAAGGTCTTTAAAGTCTAATCCTGATTTTACAACTTCAGACCTTAAATCCTGGAAAGTCTGTCTAACATTTTTTCCTACTACATCAAAACCTCTTCCTACTTCTCTTATAACTCCTTTAAACGCAAAATCAAAATTACTTAGTACGGTCCCTAATACAGCAGTCAATGTACCCACTATACTTAAAGACAATACAGAAGATAATATACCACCTATTTCTCCAAGTGCATTAACCATTGTATCTGCTACGGTTTTAGCAGCATTCACTAATCCTAAACCAAGTTTTCTTGTTTGAGTTTGTGCCTTTTTTAATAAATCTTTGAATTTATTGGTATTTTTGTTGGCTTTGTCTTGATTTTTAGGAACTTCTGCAGAGTCATCTTTTATTTGTTCAAAGAGGTCTGCTACACCACTTAAAGACTTTGATAAATCTTCTGATGTTTTAGAAGCATCTTCCATCAAGTTAGAGATTTCGTCTAAAATATCTCTTTGGTCATTGAGAGCTTCGTTTTGGCCTTTTATTTCTCTTGATGATGGCATTTAATTTCCTTGTTTAGAATATATTTTGAAACCAGTTCTGTTCTATTATAAATATTAAAAAACTAAGAAATTATACTATCTTTTACCGGGAAGCCTTTTTATTTGCTTTTTTCATTTCATCAGCCTCTTTTACATATGTGGCTTCAAGTTCTTTCAGATACCAATTTCTTAAATATACCGGCATATCATAACATTCTGAAAAATTAAAACCTTTACCATAATAAACGAGTTGAAATATGGATTTATGTATGTATGGTTTGTCTTTAGGAGTCAGGCCAAAAAAAGTTTACGGTCAGTGGAATATCCACTTCAACCGTTCCTCCTTCCGGGAAATCTACTTCCTGTGTCATCTCAACATCTGGAGCTATTCTTGCAATCTCATTTCGTAAAGCCAATGAATCTTTTGATAATATATTATCAATCATTTCACTTAATTCACTTTTATCACTAACACCGTCCATTTCAACAATTAAATGTTTCAATCTTGTAGTTATACCTGATGTCTGTAATGAACCAAGTTTCTTTTTTGCTTCTAATTCAGCTGTTATTTTATCATCATCTACACCTGTCAATAGTTTCCATTTTACCTTTGATTTTGAAACTGGTAATTGAAATTCAAATGAATTTGAAGAATAATTAACATCTGAAGGCAACACTTTAAAAGGACAATCTGCCAAATTAAATTGATGATTGATTTTTTCTTCTGTTGAAGGATGTGTTACCTCTGTTGTATATTCTGGACCATATGCTAGAATACGAATAGCAATCATTATGGCATTCTTATCACCTGTTAATAAATCAGATGTCTTAACATTTGGCGTTAGTATTAAAGAATCCATTAGTTTTTCTAATACTGCACCTTTTTTAATCAAATTAGTTGAAGTGAGAATATCTTCTTCTTTAGCTGTCATATATTTGATTTCTATTTTTCCTTGATACAAAGATGATTCTTTACCATATAATTTACCACCACTTGGTAAATCAATTATCTCACTTGGAAATTTTTGTTTTTTAATATCTGGTTTTTGTGTTTGTGATTCTGCCATTATTAACCCCTAATTATTTTGATTCAGAAACAGAAGCTTTTCTGTAATCTGTAACTAATTTTTTTATTTCACCGATAGCTTTTCTAGCTCTACCACCAGCTGCTTTGTTACCTTTTTCTGTAAATATTGAATGATTATCTTCAAATTCATTAAAAAGTTCTTTTATATCATTATATAATTTGTCTGCTGACATATTTATACCTCCGTTGCTCGCCTGAACCATCCTAAGAAAAACTTTTCTTGTTCTGGTCTAGCTGTTATTAAATCTACATAGTACTTTACTCTGAAAGCCCTAACTCTGTCTAACTCTACACCTTTAAGTGCTCCTATTGTTGCTGGACCTAATCCACCATCAACTTCTATATCTCTTCCACGATTAACTGCAGCTCGTTGTAATACTTTAACTGCGGTCCGTCTTCCCATATTTACACACATATCAAAGAAGATATGCCATAATTCTTGTGGAAGTGATTCAACACGATTTTTATCCCAATAATCATCTTTATAGATTTGTTTAGCTTTTTCAATTGTGAGTTCTTTTATGTTTAACTCTGGATAAAACCTTTTAGTGATACCATACTTGGTTTCACCACCTAAATCTTTGGGGTCATTTACATAACCACCTTCGTGTTCTAAAACTTGTTCAATTATTTCATCGAATGTTTTCATATAACCTCATACTTTAATCATATATAAATATATATAAAAATAAAAAACCCTCGAATTTTTTTCAAGGGTTTATTATGATGATTTGTTTTTATAGATTAGAATTGAAGTATTGCGTAATCATATCTTAATGTTAGAGAAATGTCTACAGGGTCGCTTGATGAATAATCTAAGTCATTGAAGTTAGCAGCTTGTATAAAGGCACCTTTTAACAACCATTCTTCAACCACATCACCTACAGGTCCTAGTACATTAAATGTAATATCTTTTTTGTAAAAATCAGAATATCCATCTCTACCAGTTACCGATTCGTGATGTAATCTAATCCACTCCATAACACCTTGAGCAGCTGAAGGTACAACCGGGTCATACAAAGTTACTTCAATTGGTTCCCAAGTAGCTTTACCATGCACATATCGTTTAACATTAATGTGATGTAGTTCAACTTCTTCAAAACTTATTGAAGGTCTTGCCATTGTTTTTACCAAATAAGCAGGTAAACCATTTAAATTCATCACATATCTATTTTTAAGTTTAGGCTCAAAAGCCGTAAACATTATTTCATTAGCATCAATCAATGTAGCCATTAACTTTCTCCTATTATCTCATACCTTACATTTAGTATGTTTCTATACACATATAAATATATAAAATATGAAAAAATAACCTACTATTTTATTTAATTATTCACTAAATTCAGCACCAGTTCTTTGAACAACAAAGTCAATTGTTATAAATTCAGCTGCTTTTGTTGGTTGTAAAAATATATGCCCAACTAACTGATTTCTATCAATCGTTTCTGATGTATTGTTTGTATTATCCATCACAACTTTAAATGCATTCAAACCACTTTTTGACTGCACTTTTTCTAAGAATGGATTAGCAATTGCTAAAAATTCTTTTCTCAAAGCTTGTGTGTTTTGTTCAAACAATAAGAATCTTGAAGAAGCAGCTATAAATTTCTTAACTGCTATCAACAATCTTCTTACATTCACTCTATCTAATGCTGACGCTTTTTTCTGTAATGTTTTTTGTCCGAATACAACAACACCCTGTCCTGGGAATGATGCTATCGGATTAACATTATTATTATACAATGTATCTCGTGTACTTTGTAATAATTTTCTTTCTGCTTGTACTGCATTTATACCACCACGATTCAACCCAGCTGGTGCAAACCATGGATGTTTTGTTTTGTCATTAAATGCCATTACTTCAGCAACTCCAACTGAACCTGGAACCCATCTCATCATAGATGCTTCATCCATAACTTGAATCCATGGCCAGTATAAAGCACCATAACTTGAATCAAACTTGTTACCTTCAGTAGTTACAGCACTTGTTGATGAATTATATAATACAGGGTCAATTACTGCAAAACAATCACCTCTTGATTCACACATATCTAATGCTTTAGTAATCATTGCACTATGTTCTGCACTTGTTAATCCTGGTATATATAATAAATTAATATCATATTCATCTTGATTTGCTAACAAATTGATTGCATCTTCGTATCCAGTTTTACCAACACCTGTAGTCGGATTCAATCCTTGTGTATTAGTTGATGTTATTGTATCATAAAAGTTAATCGGATGTGAAACGGTACCATCTGAACCATTGATAAATCCACCACCTAATGAACCACTACCAACTGCTGGTAAAGATGCTGAAAATTCAGGTGAAGGTAACTCACCATTCCCGTCTAAATAATTAGGTAGTTGTTTAAATACTTCTACTCTTACATATTTAGATTTATTTGGAAAATCACCTGTTACTTTTACATATGGTTCTGTTGTTCCTGAACCTTGTAATGTTGTTGTTTGACTACCTACTACTTTTTCAATATAATTTTGTGAAGTAGGGTCAAGTGATAAATTACTGAATTTTTCTAATACATTTTTTCTTTTTTCTGAATCATTACCTGCTCTAATATTTAAAGCAAATGTACCTCTTTGAACATTTACATCACTAATTTCCCACCTTATGTTTTCAGCTGTACCTTTTAATAATGTATCATTGGTTCTAAGTGTGTCACCAGAACCTGTATCTCTACTATTTAAAATCGAACCTTCTACTAATGTGTGTAATTTAAATGGCACATTTAAATGTGTATCATTATCTCTACCACCATTTAGTTGTGCAACACTCGTAAACAAAGTTTTTGAACTACTCACTATTGCTAAATTATCAAATCCAGGATTACCACCACCATACCATCTTGGAGTATGTACACCATCAGTCATATTACCAGCTATATTTGCTGTTAATGTAACAATACCGCTTGCATTACTTGCAGTTAATGATAAACCGTGAAGAGAACCACTATTGTTGATTCCGTCTCTAAATGATTCTGCTGTCTGAGTTACATTTGAACCAGAAGCAACAAAAATTTGAGTAGCAGTATTTGTAACATCAGATGGTACAACATTACTTGAACCTGTTACTACAAATGATACTTCTCCGATACTCATTGAAGCAAGAGTTGCACCTAATGAATATGACCCACCAGCAATAGTAAAACTTCCAGTTGCTTTTGCTGCTGAACCATTACCAATTACATCTGCATCAACTGATGATAAAATTGAACCTGAATCTTCTGTTGTTGTATTACCTGGGCCTTTTAATGATGCATCTACTTGTGCTTGTGTTAAAGTACCATTTACAGCTACAGCAGGTGAACCTGCTGATACTCGTGTAAACAATACTGGTCCTTTTGTTCTTAAAATTTTCTTGGCAGTTAAAGTAGTTAAATACTCATATCTATTACTTCCACTTGTATGAAGACCACCGAAAGTGGCTTCTAATTCTTTTATGTTATTAATAATTGTTGGGACTAAAACAGGCCCTTTTACTGCTGGACCTACAACTGCAGCCCCTATTGCCCCTAATGCTGCTGGTAAAAACGATGCATCTATTTCATTAGTTAGTACACCTGGACTGATTAATTTTTTTGCCATCAATGATTCTCCTGTTGAACAAAGAGTGAGTAATTAAACTCACTCTTTGTCTATATTATATTACTCTGGAAACGCTGCTCCAGTTGGTTGTATTGTGAAGTCTAATATAATAAACTCTGCTGTTCTTGTAGGTTGTACAAATATCTGACCTATCAATTGATTTCTATCAATTGTATCAGGAGTATTATTAGTTTCATCCATCACAACTTTAAATGCACTTAAACCACTTTGTGATTGAACTTGTTCTAAGAATGGATTCACGATATTTAAGAATCTTTTTCTTAATTGTTCATTATTTTGTTCAAACACTAAGAATCGAGATGAAGAAGCAATAAACTTCTTAACTCTGATTAATAATCGTCTTACATTGATTCTATCTAATGCACTTGATTTCTTTTGTAGTGTTTTTTGTCCAAATACCGTTACACCTTGTCCAGGGAAAGTTGCAATTGGATTAACAGCTGAATCATATAATGAATCTCTTTGACTCAATAATAATTTTCTTTCTGCTTGAACTACCGTATCAAGTCCACCTCTATTTAGACCTGCAGGTGCGAACCAAGGATGAGCAACTTTGTCATTAAATGCATAAACACCACCTAATACTACTGAAGGTGGAACCCATCTCATAGCACCATTGTTTCTGGCATCTTGTATTTGAACCCAAGGCCAATAAACTGCTGCATAATTTGAATCAATTGAATCTGCTTTAGTAGAAACTGCTGAAACACTTGAACCATAGTTAACAGGGTCTGCAATTAAGAATGCATCTGCTCTTGTTTCACAAACATCAATTGCTGTCTGTATTACTGCTGAATCATTATCTAAATTCAATCCTGGTAATAACATTAGATTGATGTCATATTCATCTGCATTAGCCATCAAATTGATTGCTTTTTTATATGTGTCTACTGCATCACTACCATCTAACCCTTGATTGTTATCAGATGCTATACCATCATAAAATCCTGCTGGTATTTTTGCACTTGTACCTAAATGACTACCAAACAAGTCAAAATCAGATAGACCTGCTCCACCACCTGCAAATGATGCACTACTTGGTTCTGGTAAAGAAGCCGATAAAGCACCATTTGATATGTCACCATTTTCATCTAAATAATTAGGTGTTGGTGAATGAACGGTTGATACTCTAATGAATTTTGATTTATTTGGAAAATCACCAGCTGGTTTAATGTAAGGTTCTGCTGTAGTACCTTCAATACTCATATCTTGGTCACCTATAATTCTTGCAACATAATTTGAAGAATTAGGGTCCATTGAAACATTATTAAAAGATTCTAATACATTTTTTCTTTTAATTGTATCATTCCCACTTCTAACCAATACATTGAATGTTCCTCTTGAAACATTTATACCTGATACTTCAACTCTGAAATTATCATTTGAACCAGATACTAATACATTATTAACTCCTTCTGTTGAGCCACTATTGTTCATAATCACACCATCTGCGATTGTTTCAAAAGTTAATGCTTCTGTACCTGCAACAAAAGAACCTGATTTTTTCACATTAGCTGTTGCTGGAGTTTGTGTTCCAACTCTAACAACGGTTAAAGGACCACCGTTAGAAAGATAATTTTCTGCTGCATGTGATGTTAAAAATTGATAGTAGTTTGAACCACTTCTGAATGTTGTTCCAAATGTTGCCTCAAACTCTGACATTGAATTAACAACCGTAGGAATCATTGCTGGTCCCTTCCTGGTTTGTCCTATTATTACAGCACCAATATCGCCTATAGCTGCTGGTAAAAAGGAAGCATCAATTTCGTTTGTAAAAACACCTGGAGAGACTACTTTTTCTGCCATTTAATTTCTCCTGTAAATTTATATTTTTGTTTTTTTAAAATTTTATTAAGATACGCATTCATTGCAAAGCAATATATATCATCATATATAAATATACCTAAAATAGTGCAAACAATGAATTAATTTATATAAAACAAGAATTTAAGTTGAAGGAGTAAAGGTTCCGTCTTCTATATTTAAAGTACCTATACCATACTTTTCTTGAAAAGATTGAACTAATGTTCTTTCGGCATTTTGTGTATTGTCATACTCAGTAGATAAAGTTTCATAATTGTCCTCTATACCCTTGAGTTGTTTTTCTAAGTTTATCTTTGTTAAATGTAATTGTCCAAAAGCATTTTGAATTGATACATAATTTTTTCTGATGTCTGTAACTTTTTTAAGTTCTTCACTTGATAGTTTTTTTGTTTCTGACATTTTATAACCTCCATTGTATTAAATAGTTTGTATATATAAATATATAGTTTTTTTCCAAAAAATGATTTTATTTACAAAAGTGATTCACCAAAATTAACTTTTGCAACACTTGATACTTTTTTAAGATTTGATATTTTGTTTGTAACTACTGAATTGTAATCTTCAGGTAATAGAGATGCTCTTGTACTAACTGAAAAAGTAGATTTTATAAATCTCTCTCCATTACGATTCATTTCTGAAGCATCTGATATGTTTTCAATCAATGAAAAGAATTTTCTCTCTTGTCCTGTACCCCAATATTGATTATTAAACTCAGTAAACGCCTCTACTAATCCGTTCATCTGTGATATGAAATTTGTCCATAAAACAAAATCATAATTAATGTTCACAAAATTAGGTGGTGTTGTAACTAATAAGTCTTTTGTTGGCATTTTACCTTGAAGAACTGAAAATCTATCATATTGATTACTTTTAGACCATTGTTGTGATACTACAAATTGGTCCCCATTTCTTTTTAAATCGTGTTCCATACCATTGACAAAATCAGAATTTTTCGAAACTTCAGTTCGTTTTAACATAATCAATGGTAGTAATAATGCTCCATTTTTGTCTTTAATTATTCCTCTTTTTCTAGCAGCAACCCATCGTTCTTCATTACCATACATAACTGGTACCTTAAATATTTCATTATTCTCTTTAAAGGAGGGATTGATTATATTTTTAACAAAGTTAATAATAGATGTATCAACATCTTCTAATGTAACTGAATAGTTTTTTGTAAAGTCTGCACCTGGTGTAAATGTCTGAGCAGCATTTTCTGAACGAGAAACATTTGGTCTACTTTCTAAATTTTTAGTAGATGTCTGATTAGCTCTATTGATAGATTCCTTACTAACAAGTTGTTTATTTGTAATTGGTTTAATTGCCATTTCTTCTCAATGCTCTCAATTTATTCACTTTATTATTTACTTTACCTTGTTTAACATTATCAATCTTTACATTAGCATCATCTGCTTTAGATAAAAATACATTTCGTTTAATATCAACTTCTACTGAATTATCATTTACATTTATATTACCATTTTGAACTTTTATATTATCAAGTTTACCCATCATAGTATTCATCATATCTTTCATCTCTTCACCATAAACATTAGTTTTAGGTTGTACATTACCTTGATAAACACCTTGGTCTTCATTCTTTATACTATTACCATTAACAACAGGTTCTGTTTTAACTGCAACAGGTTCTGGTTTGTAATTAGGATTACTTGTATCGTGTTTAATAATTCTCTTAGATGTTATCTGTTGAATTGCCACTATTTTTGTCCTCTTTTTTTAAATCTTTTTATTTGAGCAGGCGTTCTACCAGTTCTTTCTAAAATCTTATTCTTTTTCTGTCTGTCTTGTTTTCTTTGTTTTGCTGCTCTATTTGGCATTATTTTTTCCTTTTATACATTGTTACAGCTCTTTTATATTTTGATGTCTGCATTTCTTTATAAACATCATTGGCTGCTTTTATTTTAGCTTCTGTTGTACTATTTTTAGAATATAATTTCATTGCTGTATATTCTGCATCTTTACTAATACAATCTTTTAAATCTCTAGCTATAGAACTTTCTAAAGTTTTAAGTGACCATACACCAAATCCTTGAATATAAATACTTGGATTATTTGGGTCAAACTTTCCTTCATCCATTTCCTTTTTCATATCATAAACGACACCGAATATTTTTTTTGATGTACCTACTAATTCAGATGTTTTTTTACCGTATTCATTTAATATGTCTTTTAATTTAATCATTATCTTGGTCTCTCTTCAATTTGTAAAGATGATAATCTAGCATAGTGAGCTGTTGCTTTTATCTGGTGTTTATAAGCAGGATGACCAGCTACTAATTGTGGTTCTGTGACTCCATCTATTTCCCAATAGGTATCATTCCAATCTACAACATCACCAATTTCTGGAATAAAGTTTAATGAACCACTTGCTAAATTCTGTCGTTGAAAATACATTTCAATATCACCTGTAGTATCGGCACCAAATTCATCTTGATTAACTTCTGGTTCATTGAATTGAATTAGACAATTAACTCTGAATCCGACATCATAGTATTTTGTTGAAGACTCACCATATATATTGTCATCTGTTTGTTCAACATTTATTTTATAAACATCTACAGATTGCCCAACAATTTCGTCAATCAATTCTTCATTCATTGAATTAATTAAGTCAAATTCTTTTTGTGGTAGAAAAAATGGATTTGTTCTTGACATTATATTATCCTAGATATATTTTTAGTGGAGCTTTTGCTAATACTTCTCTTTGAGCATTTGCTTCTTCAGCTTCAGCTCTTGCCTTTTCTGTTAATGAAACTGATTCTAAAAATTCTTTTAATTCTTCTATTAAATTTGCTTTTTCTTCTCTACCTTCAGCTTTTAATGCTTCACCATCAAGTGTTACATCACCATTTGGTATAGGCATAGAAGAGTACTTACTTCTTATTATTCCTAATAATTCTTTTGATAATGCTAAACAATATCTTCTTATCCATTGTCTTCCTGATGCATTTATTTCATTATATGTAATGAATTTATATGGTACATTTGAAGGGTCTGTAGTACGACCTTCATTATAAGAGTTATGTAAATTATTTCTTTCATCTTTAACATAATAATTAAACCAAACTTTTGTTCCAACATCATTTATTGTTGGTAATGGAAATATTCGTATTTGATTGTTTACTAATTCAAAAGAATAATTTGACTTTCTAACTTTATCATTCGTTTCAATTGCTGATGCTCTTGATATATCTTGATAAACAGGTCGCATAATATATGATACTGCTGGAGCAGAACTTCCTAAACCAAATGAATCTAACATATTTCTTTGTTCAAACGAACCAGCGAAAGGGTCATAGAATCTTGTTATAGCAGATGGCCCTTGATTAAATACGGTTTGTATTTCTAATCTTTCATTACTATGAGATGTATTAGAAAATGAAGCTTCTGTTCCAATATCGTAAACTTGTTTTTCTGAAAGAGTTATTGAACCTGTATGTAAATTAGCATTACCACCAACTTTAACCAATTCACCATATTGTTCTGATAATTGTACTGATAGGCCACCATTAGGACTGACAGGATTTGTTGAACCTGTACCTAATGAACCTGATATTTTTTCACTATTCCCATAATGATTCCACATCCAATTCTTCATATTATAATTGTTTATATAAGTTGAATAATCTGATGTTGCTTCTTCAAAACAAGCATAAATTGATGAACTTGGTATCTCAAGTTGCATTACTGGATGACCCATTTTTCTAGCTACATATTTACAAACTTCAACTGATTCAGATACAAATGTTGTATCTGCATCGTATAAACCGAAAGGTGTGTCACCATTAGCCGATGTAGCTATTGTTGGGTCTGTGTATACAAATATTGATTTTGCCATATAAAAACTCCAGGTTACTTATCATATATAAATATGAATAAAACGAAAAAACCCTATCAAAAGATAGGGTCTTTTCTTAACTAATATGAACAGAATTAAATTAAACTATGTTTAAGTCTGAACAATAGATTTTACCATAAAACTCAGGTCTAATCATTTTCTTAGCATACCTAGTCATTACACCTTTTCTTGGAGTGAAATCACTTGGGTCATACACAAGAGGAGTCATAATCAATGGAACATATGGAGCATATACTGCACCTGTTTCAAGGAAGTTTGAACCTCTAAATCCAACTAAGATAGCATTTTCAGTCATATATGGATTTTTGTACACTTGGAATCGTCCAGCAACTGAACCTACCTGTGATACACCCATAGCAAACTGAGCTTTGTTACCATCAGTTGAAGCTGCATAACCTGGAATTGACTCAAGAATTGTTGCTACTTTTGGAGATACAACAACAAAGTTAGCACCACCTCTTAGAGTTAATTGGTGAATTGTATTTGACACTTTTTGAATTTTTTCAACAAGTGTTTGATACCATTCGAACCTAGTATATGCATAATTACCATCAGTATTAGTTGCAAATGTAGATGTAGCAGAATTATATTCTTTACCTACTTTTGCTGACCAATATTCAGTCGTTACAGCGTCATTTAACAACATATCTAAGATTTCTAAATCAATTTCCATTGAAATGTACTCACTTAACATTGATGTTAATTCAGCTTCAGCGTCAACAGAATGATAAGCATTCAAGTCTTGAGCTAACTCAGGAGACCATACAGCTTTTAGTTTTCTTGTTTTCGCTACGATTGGTCTTGATTTAAGTTTTAAATCAACTTCAGGTATTGATAATGAATCAACGGTCGCATTACCTGATTTATCTTCTAAATCACCTCTTGATGCTTCTACATTAGAAACAACAGGACTAAGTACTATTGAACCTGTTGCATTTGCTAAAGCTATACCCTGTTGGATAATAGTTGTAAATGTTCCAGGAGCTGAGTCATCACCACCTATTGTTCTGTACTGACCACTTTTGTACTCTGTTGCGCCAGCTGCGAAACCAGATAAGTCAAGTGTCCAAGCTCTTACTGCTGCTGTGTCCACTGGACCTGCTACTGCTGCATCAGTTGTTACTTTCCATAACCCTGAACCTGAATTTTCTTCATCAAAGTTTAAGTCGGCCATTGTAGCTACCGAACCAGATGATATTATAGTTTGAGCTGAAGCAGTACCTACGGTATAACCGTATTTACCTGTTCCATAAAAACCGCCATCTGGAAATGGAGCTGATGAACCAGAAGGTGAATTAGGACCAGTTTTACCATGGATTGAATCACCTGCTGTCATTCCACCTCTTGTTTTTCCGTGTTGGAAATCAAGATAGAATACAAGACCAGATGGTAAGTTCATTGGTTGAACTGATACGAACTCTTGAGCTGCAATCTCACCGAAAATTCTACGAACTAACGGAAGTGCAACACCAGACCATTCTTCATCACCTTTATAGTTTCCACCTGCAACTCCTGCATTAGGACTTGAAGTTGAAAACTCGTTTATTAATTGCTTTGCTTGGTTCTCTAAAAGAACAGCCATACTTTGTCTTTTAAAATCTTCATTAAGACCATCTAAAAGACCTGTTTTATCCCATTTAGTAACGAGACCTTTTGCTTCGTTGGCTTGTTTCTTCATTGGAGATGAGTCAAGTAAAGCTTCATTTATATAGTTTGACATTTATTTTTCTCCTAACCTTTTAAAATACCAGCTAATTTTCTGAATCTGTCAGCTACAACAGCCTCTTCAGAAATCACTTTTGATGATTCCTTAGAAGGTTTTGTAGAACTAACAGGAGCACTAGCTGATTCTTTAATTGATTTGCGTTTAATTACACCACTATTTTCATTTAGTTGTTCTGCCATAGTTGTGTAAACAAGTTTAATTTCACGAGTTGTTTGAGCTCTATCAAAAGTTTCTACTACTTTTAACTTTTGATTGTTGTCCAAACTAAACTCCTTGAACAATTTGTTTGTGTAAAGCAATTTAGCATTCAAAATGTTCACTTCGTGAAGTTTATCTTTTAGATATTGAACTGCTTCTTTATGTTCATCTAATTCAGCTTGAACTTCTGAAAGTTTAGACTCGTCAACTTCTTTGTCGTCTTCGTCTTCTTCTTTTAATTCAGCTTCATCGATTTCATATTCTTCTTCTAGTTCATCTTCTTCAGATATAGCTTCTTCTGCTTCTGCAACAGGCTCTTCATCAGATTTAGTTGATTCTTCCATATCTTCACCTTCTTCAGTTTCATCATCACCTTCACCTTCAGCCAATTCAGCTTCAAGTTCTGCGATAACAGCTTCTAAGTCAAGATTTCCTTCTTCAACTTCTTCTTCATCGTCACCTTCCATATCTTCATGGTGCCCTTCTTCAGCCTCTCCTTCATCTTCATCATGCTCACCTTCTTCATAGTGTCCTTCTTCTGCTTCAACTTCATCATCACCCATTTCTTCTTCGTCTTCGTGGGCCATTTCTTCAGTATCATCTTCTTCACCATCTTCAGTCTCAGCTAATTTAGCTGAAAGCATAGATTTGATTTGTGGAGTGAAAGCTTCTTCAAGAGCTGCTTTAGCATTTTGTAATGCTGTTTCACGGACTGCTTTTGCATCCGCAATTGCTTCTTTTAGTAAATCACTCATATGATTTCTCCATAATTTTATATTATTTTGGAATAAGTTTATTAGGAAACTTAATGTGTGTTAAGTTATATTTAGACACCGTATAGATAAGACGGTGTATTGAAGTTTGTGTATATAAATATGTAAATATTAAAAAAAATTAAGAATTATTTTCGTCTTTGTCGTTCTTATATTTGTATCTTAATTTTGCCATATTTCTTTTTTGTCTGTTTATTTCTGATGGTTTTATGTAGTATTCTTTTTTTCTTAAATCTATGAATAGATTTGAATTTTTAACTTTCTTTTTTAAAACTTTTAAAGCTCCTTCTACATTGTTGTTAAAAACCGTTACTGCTAATCCTACCGCTGTATCTTTAGGTCTTTTCTTCCTAAAGTTTTTCTTTCTTCTCATATTAACCTCTTGATTATGTTACGAATTGACTCTCTTAATTTTTGTTCTTGTTTTAGTTCTAAATACTCTAAAAACTTTTTAGCTAAATATTTTTCTTTTTTATATTCAGCTTTAACCCATTTTTTTCTCAATGAATCTGGCATAGCATCGTAATCTTCAGATAAATCATTATTAACAAACCATGCTATTCGTCTACATTCAGATTTAACAAGTCTTTTATAACGATTTTCTTCTAATGTTTTAAGAAATTTATGTATTTCCTTAATCGTTGCTTTCTTCACCGTCATCCTCCTCTATGAGTTGTGCTTCACTCAAACAACCTCTTGAAACTGCTGAGTGAGCATCTTCTATTAATTTTACTTCCGATACTGGGATAGGAAACTCATCTTGATTGAATTGTTCCATAAATACCTCCATAAAACCTTTAACCAATGATGTTCCACCACCTATAACGATAGGCACTGGTTCTTGGAACTGGGGTACTTTTTCAGCATTCTCAAATTGATGTTTTAAATTTGTTAATAAATAATTCACTAATGCACCATAATAAGAACGAAGAGCAATCAATACATTTGCTTCTGATGAATCCTCTTCATAAATGTTATTTATTTGTGATTTAGATAAATCTAATGTTGATGAGTTTTCTTTTGTAGCTGTTACTTTAGCTACCGGAACTCCTGTATCTGCAGATGTATTTTGGTCAACCCAATCACCACCTCTTGAAACAGCAAATGATAATGCAGTCATTCCACTATACATTACTGCTATATTACACATTCCTGCTCCCATTGATATTGCAATACCTGTTAGATTGTTATCTACTAATCCCTCATAACCAATTGCAACTGCTTCTTCAACTTTTTGTGCTTTATAACCTATGCCCTCAATGATTGTACCCAGTACATCTTCGTGATAGGACACTTCCCTCTCAGCATCGATGGGTTTTGAAGGGACGCAGTATACGCAAACTTCTTTATCTTTTTTAGGTTTACCTAATAGTTCATTTATAATAGATGATAATACTGGTAATCCATCTTTTTCTTTTGGATTCAAAAGACCACTTTTCATAGGTCGTTTTAATTCTGCTTGTGAAAATATTTGTGCATAATTGAAAGCATGTTGACCAATAATGTGAATCTTTCCTGATTTTTCCACATATGGTATTCGTTGCCTCTTTAACATTCGTTTAACGGTAGCAATATCACCATCTACGGTTAAAAATGCATTTCTTTGTTTCTTTATACTATTATCTGTTGATGCTATGTAGTAACTTGTACCACAATCTAATCCTTTAGCCATAATTTAACCTCTTTGTTTATTTACATTTTCCCTTTTGAAATTGTTTTTACACCTATATTAGCTGTAGCTAAAAATTCTACTACTGCATTAAATAATTGTTTTTCTGTTGTAATTCTATAAAATCCTTTAACTTTAGTAGCCGGTTTACTATCTACTTCAACTTTTCCTCTTAATTTAAACGGCATAGATTTTACTACCTTTATAGCCTTTTTTATATCTTTTTTTGGAATGTATAAGAATCTTGCCATAGTGTGATTGACAACTTCTGATAATGACTTTAAATTCTTTTTCATATAATTAAAAACTTGTTGATTAAGTTTAGGTGTATTGAAGAATTTATATTCTGCATCAATATAATTTGAAATGTTTTTAGTAGTTATTTTTTTGTTATCTTTTTTTAATTGATGAAGGAACATTTGAGCTTCGTTTTCTATATCAAGTGTAAATTTTCTACCCTTATCACCTAATGTTATCTTTTTACCTTCACTTACATATTTTTTATATTTAGATTTTCCGTGTTTTGCAGTTTTTTCAAGGCCAGCTGTTTTAGCCATTTTTACTAATTTTGCTGCATCTGTTTTACTTAATCCCCTGAGTAATACTGAATTTTTACTATATTTTTGACCTGCCTTTGAAAAGTAAGCAGTATATTCATTACCAACTTTTGTTACTTGTAAACGATTACTTTTATCATCGTGATAATTAGTCCAAGACTGGCCTCTACCATGCCCTTTACTAATTTTTATTGATTCTTTAACAGGTTCTTGATATTGATAAAACACACCATCTTTTTCAATTTGACCAGTTTTGTGTAATTGTTCCATATCATCTACAGACAACTTTACAATTTTAAAATTTTCTAACTCATCTCTAATTAATTTTGTTAAATTTGTTTTTGAAATTTTCAATTACTTTCCCCTAAGTTTTTTTAACTTATCTTTCTGTGTTTTAACTTTACCTTTTTTAACTTCATCCAGTTTAATGTCTACTTCACCTGGTTTATCTATAAATATGTTTTTATTAACTTTTACATCAATTGCACCTAAGTCCTTTTTTATACTTTCTTTCGTGTAACCTTCATTCTTTGATATGTGTTCAATAACTTGAGTTTGAGGAGAAATGATTTTTGATTCAAACTTAAAGTTTTCATTCACATATTTCAATAACCATTTAAGTATAAAGTAAACTTGCCAAAGAACTAAACTATACAAAACTAGATGTTCAAAATGATGAACAATTTGATAAAATAACCTATCAGTCATATTTATTTTTTCTTATGCAGTCCACCAACAACTTGATGAGATACAATATTTGAAGCTATATCTGCAAGTTTTATAGTAGGTTTACTATCTTCTACTGCTTTAGTTTCTTTCATAGCTTTACTTATTGCTTGTCTTTTTTTGTGAAGATATTCATCTGAATCATCAGAATCACCATCATTATCAATGTCTTTGTCTTCTCTATCTTCGAAGTCATTGTCTAATTCATCTTCATCTGGTTTATCCATTTCTTCTAAAGATTCGTCAATATCATAGTAACGATTTAATACATGCCCTATATCTTCATATAGTCCAGTTAATCTTTGATTTAAAGATTGTGCTTCTTTAGCAGTTTTTTGAAATTCAACCACACTACCTTTTAGTGTTTTCATATTTTTATTAACTGAAATCTTATCAAACCAATCATCTTGTTCACCTAAGATGTGATGATGAGCAGATTCTGCAATTTCAGCTAATTGTTTAGCTGTTTCCATTATATTATTACTATTGTAAAGTGATTTTCCAACAATACCAAAATTTCTAACACCTTCTACTACTTTGTGTTTATCTATTCTTGGTGCATCTTCAAATGCTTCACCTAATAAATTTTTCATTTTTTTCATTTTCATTTCTCCTAAATATTATTTGATGCTAAACCATCACTTATATTGTTAATTTGACCTATTTCTAAACTTGAAAGTCCTGTACTTAATGTGGACTGATTTAATCCATTTGAATTATTTGGGTTAGTATCTATATCTAATTCTGAATCTGCTGATGTCAATGCTTCTAAACCTACACCATTAGCAAGACCTGTTGTTTCTTCTGGTTCATCGTCAATGTTTAATAACGACCCTTGATTTGTCACACTTTCTAAACCTTCATTATTTGCTAATGCATTTGACAAAATAGGATTATTATCTAAATCAAGACCTGAATCGTTTGGAGCTTGATTCTCCAATCCACCATTTGCTGCTAATCCATTTGATGGTGTCGTAGCCTGTGGTTGAAATTGTGATTTCATATTTTCTAAAGCCATATTTTATCTCCTATTCCCAAAACATTAGTTTTGCAATAACTCCCAACACTAATGAGTAAATACCCCAAAGTGCTGTAGTTACATTTTGTTTAAATGATTTTAATTCTTTTATATCTTGTATATCGATTTGTTTTCTCCAATAAGTATTTTTATTCACTCTAACAATAATACCATCTTCGGGGTCCAACAATACTTCTTTAATTTCTTTGACGGTTTCG